GTGAACACGGGCGGCGGCGTGCGGGGCGCGTGTGACAGTCTGTAGACGGCGCGCGAAAGCGCAGCCGCTTAGAAAGAGGGCGAGGACGTGACGCAGGAAGAGATAAAAACAAAAAGCGCAGAGCTGCACCAGAAAATTTACGACTTTCTGCTATACGTTTACCCGCTGCTTTCTAAGTATCCAAAGTACGAAAAGTTTAGCCTGCAAGCAGCGACACGCAGCAGCATATTAGACGTGCTGCGCGAGGTAATTAAGTGGCAGAAAACATACGGAAAGAGCCACCTATATACCGCAGACGCTTGCTTACAGGAAAGCAAGGAACTGGTACGGCTGGCGCATGACCTAAAATATAGTGCTATGAACGCCCAGCACTACAAAGAAACCAGTAAAAGATTTACTGAAATCGGCGTAGAGCTGGGCGAGATCATAGAGGCGGTGCAGGAAATAGAAAGCACACGCCGTAATAACAAAAGATAGGACGGGGCAATACCTTAAAGCAGCTTTTAGCGGCGCTGATAGCGGGCGGCAACTGGAACAATGGAGCGCAGGACGGTGCGCGCGCGGTGAATTGCAACAATTACCCGTGGAACGTGAACACGAACAACGGCGTGCGGGGCGCGTGTGACTTAGATAAAGGTATTTTGCAGGCGCAGTACCCTACGGGGCGCTGGCAAGGATTATAAAGGCTAAGCCTTTAGCCTATAGTCAGAGGTAATGCACCCACCTTTAGAGGTAAAGAGAAAAAGTAGGGCTGCTGGTTAGTAGCTACGGCGAAAGGCAGGAGCATTTTATATGAGACGCGTAGGAACTACAACAAACGCGGCAGGGCAGGTAGTAACGCTGCACGAGGCAATTTACGACTACAGCAACCTGCTTTTAAGCTACAACAAAGCCAGACGCGGCAAGAGGTACAGAAAAGAGGTACTTAAGTACACACAAAAGAAAGAGGAAAACTTACAGCGGACGCAGGCAGAGCTTATAGAGCTTACATACAACCCAAGCGGCTACAGATACTTTAAAGTTTATGAGCCGAAAGAGCGCCAGATCATGGCGCTACCTTTTTACGACAGGGTAGTACAGCACGCTATAAATAACGTGTTAGAGCCTATATTTGAGAAACGCTTTTACAGGCATAGCTACGCTTGTAGAAAAGGCAAGGGCAGCCACGCAGCCAGCGACACGCTGCAAAAGTGGTTATATGACTGGGAGAAATATCACAAGGGCGAGAAACTGTACGCGATTAAGGCAGATATACACGCCTACTTTAAGAGCATTAACCACGACAGACTAAAGAAAGAAATACGCAGAGTTATTAAGGACGAAAACGTACTACTGCTTACAGATCGCATTATAGACCACAACGGCGAAATGCCAGACGGTACGGGCATACCTGTAGGCAACCTTACAAGCCAGCTGTTTGCTAACGTATATCTGGACGCTTTAGACAAGTACGTAAAGGAAGTGCTGGGCGTAAAGAAGTATATACGCTACATGGACGACTTTATAATACTTAGCCCAGACATAGAGCAGCTTAAGGACTGGCTACAAAAGATAGAGGCGTTTATAAATACAGAGTTATTGCTATCGTTTAACCCAAAAACAACTATAGTATGCGCAAGCACGGGCGGCATAGACTTTGTAGGCTATAAACACAGGGCGACGCACAAGAAAGTACGCAAGGACAGCATAAAGCGTATAAAGCGTACTATTAAGCAGTACGAGCGCGGCGAGACTACAAAAGAGAGCTTACAAAAGAGTATATGCAGCTGGACGGGGCACGCAGGACACGCCGACAGCTACCACCTAAGAGAGAAAATAATAGCACTTGCAGACAGGACAATAAAAGAACGTGAGACGCAGGAAAGGAGCGCGGCGGCATGACTATTGCAAACTGGTTGAGTTTAGGGGCTTTGGCTGTAGCCTTGTTTATGGCTGTTATCAACACCACAAACACAAATAAAAGCCAAAAGAAAGAGGAAAGAGAGGACACAGAGAAAAGCACCGAGCGCACAACTGGCATAATGATAGCTTTGGAAAATATCAAAAACCAGCTTACACGGATTGAAAACGAGATAAACACCGTAAAGCAGGACAACAGAGAAAACCACGACAAGCTACTTATTATGGAGCAGAGCCAGAAGAGCGAGCACAAGCGCTTAGACGCGCACGAGCAGAGACTTAACAATATTGAGCGCCAGCTACGCATAGATCACTACAGAGACGTGGATACAGAGGGCGAGTAAATGAGGGTAAGAAAGAGAAAGAGAGAAAAGCAGCCCGTAAAGTGGTTATGGGAGTTTAGCAAGCGCGTAGTGGTAATTACAGCAGTGCTGTACTTTATCAGCTGCGCGTATGCGCTTATTATCTGCGCTATCTGGCAGGACACCGCCACCATAGGCACGCTTATAAGCGAGGCAAACGAAACATTTAGAGTAGTGGTAGGCGGCTACATGATAAAGGCGGGCGCAGAGAACGCACTAAAGATAGCAGGGCACAAAAGAAAGGGCGACAAAGAGGAAAGCGCACCAGACGACGGCTTAGAGTTTATAGACTTAGATAACGAGGACGACGGCGGCGCGCTGGGCTAAGAAAGCGAGGTAAAAGTAATGGAGTTTATTACAGAAAACTGGGCGCTTATTGTGGCGCTTGTGGCAGCTATCACAGCTGGCGTAGTGGCAGGCATTAAGTTTTACAATATGCCTACAGATAAGCAGCTTAGCAAGGTAAAAGAGTGGCTGCTTTATGCCGTAACAATGGCAGAGAAAGAGTTAGGCGGCGGCACAGGTAAGCTAAAGCTGCGCTATGTGTACGACCTGTTTTTAAGTAAGTTTGGCTGGCTGGCTAAAGTTATCACGTTTGAGCAGTTTAGCGGACTGGTAGACGAGGCTTTAGAGGAAATGAAGAGGCTACTTGAAAGCAACGCGAGCGTGCAGCAGCTGGTAAACACGACACAGAAATAAAGACGAGGTAGCGGCATGGATAACGAGCAGATCATATGGACTTTTTTAAAGGGCAAGGGCTTTAACGACTATGCAGCAGCTGGTATTATGGGCAACTTGTGGGCAGAGAGCGGACTAAAGCCAAACAACTTGCAGAACACCTACGAGAAGAGCTTAGGCTTAAACGACGACCAGTACACCGCTGCCGTGGATAACGGCACGTACACGAACTTTGCAAGAGACAGCGCAGGCTATGGGCTGGCACAGTGGACGTACTGGACGAGAAAACAGAACTTGTTAGCCAGAGCAAAGGCAGCAGGCACAAGCATTGCAGACCTTAGCACACAGCTTAACTACTTATACGAGGAACTTAGCAGCAACGCAGCCATTATGCAGGCGCTTGCTATTGCAGACAGTGTAAAAGCTGCCAGCGACGTAATTTTACTCAAATTTGAAAGACCAAAAGACCAGAGCGAGGCGGCAAAGAACAGGCGCGCAGGCTTTGGGCAGACGTACTACGACAAGTACGCAGGAACTACGACAACCCAGCAGAGAGAAAGCGAGGCGGGGAAAATGGGAGCAAAGGCACAGAAAGCAGTAGACTACGCGGTAGCTATTGCCAGAGACGACAGCCACGGCTACGACCAAGTAGACCGCTGGGGCAACCCTAACTTTGACTGTAGCGGGCTGGTTATTACAGCCTACGAAAAGGCGGGCGTACCAGTAAAGACAAACGGGGCAACCTATACGGGCAATATGCGTAAGGTTTTCTTAAAGACTGGCTTTACGGACGTTACCAGCAAAGTAAACCTTAAGACCACGGCAGGCATGAAAGTAGGCGACGTGCTTTTAGCAGAGGGAAAGCACACAGCGCTTTATACTGGCAGCGGGCAGCTGGTACACGCAAGCATTAACGAGAAAGGAAAGGCAACGGGCGGCGCTACTGGCGACCAGACACAAAAGGAAATCTGCGTAAGACCATATTATAACTACCCGTGGGGCTGCGTGCTTAGGCTATCAGAGGCAGACACGGGCGCAGCAGACTTTAAGAGCGTGGGCACAGTGACCGTAACGGGCAGCGCAGTAAATGTAAGGACGGGCGGCAGCACAGCTTACAAGGTTATTGCAGTAGCCAAAAAGGGCGACGTGCTGCAATATGACGGCACACAGCAAAACGGCTGGTATCATGTACTTATTAACGGCGTAGCTGGGTACATCTCAAACAACTACAGTAAACCGAGCACGGCAGCAGGCTTTACCCGTAAGGTAATCTGCAACGCTAACGGGGTACGTATCAGAAAAGGCGGCAGCACGGATACCGCTATACTTACCACAGTGCGCAAGGGCACGGTAATGTACTGGGATAACACAAAGCAAAACGGCTGGTATCATGTAAAATACGGCACTACCGTAGGATATATGCACCCAGACTATGTAACGGTATGAGCGAGCAGGAACTAAAAGCGCTGCGTATCCTTATGGCTAATGCTGCGTGCACGCTTACAATGGGCTGCGATTTATGCCCACTGTACGCAGAGCAGGTAGAAAAGCCAGAGACACGCGGCAGCTGCGCAGAGAAAACAGAGCCAACAGCACTACGAGAGGCACTTATAGAGCTTAGAGGCTTTAAGCCGTAACAGATCATAGCAGGCACAGGGCAAAAAGTACGCTTTGTGCTTGCTTTTTATCTTGAAAATATAACGTAGAGGGTATATTATAGGGTACACAACACAGCACGAAAGATAGAACACTAAGCGAAAGGGGGCTAATATGTCAATGGGCGGCAATATCAGAGCGGCGAGGCGTGCAGCAGGCGTAACGCAGGTAGAGCTTGCAGCAAAGCTGGGCGTAAACCAGAAAGACGTAAGCCGCTGGGAGCAGGGTAAACAGATACCGAGCGCAGACACGCTGGCAAAACTATGCAAGTGTTTAGACGTATCGGCAGACAACATTTTAGGACTAAAGAAAGGACGGTAGAGGCATGAACAAAAAGAGCATGATACTTTACATTATTGCAGCAGTAGTGGCTATATCTGGCATAGCTGCGCTGGCAAAAGGTAACGCTGTAGGCGGCGTAGAGTGTATCGTAGTGGCAGCAGTAGTAGCAGGCGTAGGCTTTTGGCTGGGCAAGCGTGGAAAAGTGGAAAAAGTAGAGGAAAAGTACGGCAAAACAGAGGCAAAGACAGCGCCAGAGGGCGAGCGCCTGCTTAACACCATACGCACAAAGGTAGTAGGTGTAACCTTTGACAACGAGGACGGAACAAACAGACAGGATTTACTTAAGACTTTACGAGGCGGCGAGCAGATCACGATAGAGCCATACCAGTATAAGGGAGAGCCAGCAGCATACGTAAAGCATAACGGGCGAGTGCTGGGTAACCTAAGCGCAGAGCTGGCAGCAGAGTTAGACCGAAAGTACAAAGATAACAAAATTACGGCAGTAGTTACCGAGATCACAGGCGGCGACGACCTAACATACGGCTGTAATATAGAAATAAAGGTACGAGCATAACATAAGTAGCGTACAGGTAAGCCGCAGGTATAACGCCTGCGGCTTTTTATCACTAAAGAGAGGGCAAAACTATGGCGAGACGTTTTAAGCAGCTTACAAAAGCAGACCGCCTTAAAATAGAGGCGCTGCACAATGCAGGGCATAAGCCTGCGGACATAGCAACACAGATAGGCGTACACCGCAGCACTATTTACAGGGAACTTAAACGGGGCGCTTATACAAAGCGTAATAGCGACTGGACGGAAACGGAAAGCTACAGCGCTGATATGGCAGACCAGAAATACAGGGCAAACCTTAAGGAAAAGGGCGCAGGGCTTAAGATAGGCAACGACATAGAGTACGCAAACTATATAGAAAAGAAAATAGTAGAGGACGACTACAGCCCAGCAGCCGTACTGGGAGAGCTTAAGGTAACGGGCAAGGCGGCAGAGTTTAGCGTAAGCATATGCGTTACCACGCTTTACAGCTACATAGACAAGGGCATATTTTTGCGGCTGACAAATAAGCACCTGCCTGTTAAGGGAAAGCGCAAGCGCCAGTATAAGAAAGTGGAGCGCACGCAAAAGAAAGCGGCAGCAGGTACGAGCATAGAAAAGCGCCCAGAGGACATACAGACGCGGCAAGAGTTTGGTAACTGGGAAATGGATACAGTAATAGGGCAGCGAGGCAAAAGTAAAAACAGCCTACTGGTACTATCAGAGAGAAAGACACGCGACGAGCTGCTATTTAAGCTGCAAGAGCATACGGCAGCAGCTGTAGTGGCGGTACTGGATAGCTTAGAGGCACAGTACGGCGAGCGCTTTAGCGACGTGTTTAAAACTATCACAGTAGACAACGGCACAGAGTTTGCAGACTGCGAGGGCTTAGAGGGTAGCAGCTTAGGAGACGGGCAGCGGACAAAGCTATACTACTGCCACCCGTACAGCAGCTGGGAGAGAGGCACAAACGAGAACACTAACAAAATGGTAAGACGAAAGATACCAAAAGGCGTAAACTTTGACGATATGACCGACGAGGACATACAGGCAGTAGAGGACTGGATAAACAACTACCCACGGGAGCTGCTGGGCTTTTACAATGCAGGCGACCTTTTTAGGCAGGAAATGGCAAAAATAGGGCTTTGAAAATTTTTTAAAAAATTGTTGCATTTATTATTGACATTTTCAAAGGTAACATTTAGAATTAAATGCGACAAGAGGTTATAAAAGCCTCTGCCGCATTTATTTTTTTGCAGCAGAATTAAGCAAAATAGCGCGGTAGAGTGCAATAACTCTACCGCGTTTTTTATTTGCGGAAAGGAGCAAAGGAAGTGGCACGGACATATAAAAAACTGAACTACAAAGACCGCCAGCGCTTAGAGGAAATGGTAAAGGCTGGCGAAAAGGTAACGGCAATGGTAGCAGAAATGGGCGTACACCGCGCTACCCTTTACCGAGAACTGGAAAGAGGCGGCGCAAGTGGACGAGATCACACGGGCTACAGCGCAGACAGAGCACAAAAAGCGCTTTTTGCATAAGCAAGGGCAGCAGATCACGAAAGAGAGGGCTAAACAATGAATAAAGACGACATTAAGGAACTGTTAAACAAGCTGGTAGAGATACAGGCAAACGGCTGCGCACCTATTGAGATAAGCATAGGCGGCGTTACCGCAGAAAACATAGTACGTAACGACTGCGTAAAGATACTTAGCGCACCGCCTATAGTGGCAGAAAAGCTGCAAGAGTACGGCTACCACTTAGACATAGAGCGCATGGGCGTTAGAGTTTACAAGCTATAAGAGTTTAACAGCTGGGCGGCTTACCCGCTGCCCAGCAGATCACTAAAGAAAGGGCAGGCACATGGAAGAGAAAACAAAGGAACGGCTTAAGAAACTGCAAGCGCTGGCAGAGCGCGGCGTAGGCGGCGAGAAAGAGACAGCGCAGCGCAAATTAGAGCAGCTGCTTAAGGCAAATAACATAACGCTGGACGAGCTGGACGGCGAAAAAGTGAGCTACTACCTGTTTAGCTACAACGGACAGCATAAGGCAAAGCTGCTGCGGCAATGTATGTATAAGGTTATGGGAGCGGCAGCAGGCATTAAGTTTTACAGGACGCAGGGCACGCGCCAAAAGATAGGCATAGAGTGTACGGCAGCCCAAAAGATAGAGATAGAGTTAGAGTACGAATTTTACAGCCGCGTGTTTGACGAGGAAATAGCGGACTTTATGGACGCTTTTATAGCAAAGCAGAACATATACCCAGAGGACGCACCGCACGAGACGATTATAAGAGAAGAGCTTACACCAGAGCAGCTGGCAAAGTGGGCAAAGCGGCAGGCGTATGCAGACGGGATAGACAAAAGGACACGGGCGAAAATGATAGAGCAACACTAAAGAGAGGGCGAGAACATGAGCAAGTACGAGCTGGTAATAATCTGGGAAACGGGCGAGAAAGAGGTACACGAGTACGAAAGCCAAGAGCTTGCAGAGCAGGCAGAGAGAGGCTACAAGGCGGCGTTTGGTAACCAGATACAATGGAGCGGCACAAGACCGCAGACCGAAAAGCCGTTACGGGTATTTAGGGCTTACTGGAAAGAGGTAGGCAAGGAATATAAGGCAGGGCACTGGGGCTATATCAAAGCGAGAGACAAAGAGGACGCACGCCGCATTATGCAGGACAACCTACAGGACGGCTACGAGGTAGAACAGATCACGGACGCATACGAGCACCAGATAACCACGCAGGCAATATGCGTAAACTTTCCAAACACAGCAGAGCCGCTGGGCTTTGGCTGATAGAGGGCACGCCTATGTTTTATGTAGTAGAGAAAAGCAGAGACGGCAGCAGGCGCATATATCACAAGGGCAAGCGCATAGCTTACCCAGATAGACGGCTACAGGACGGCTACAAGACGCTTGCAGCAGCCAAAAGGATAGTAAACAAGCTAAGCACAGATATAGCTTTAGACATTTACAGCCACAGAGCCTTAGAGGGCGAGCGCTACTACGAGGAAAACTACAAAGAGTACGAGATAGAGGACACGAAAGCGAGGGCGCTACAAATGAGCGTAAGAGAGTTTCTTAACTGCTGCACTATGGACTGGTACGGCATTGCTATATACGAGGACTTAGAGGACTGCTACGACGAGAAGTGCTTAGCAGGACGCTACAAAGATATGCGAGAGATACCAGACAACCTACTTAAATGTACGGTAAATACGTGGGCAACAGACGAAAGCACGGACATAGAGGGCAACAGGCTTACATACATACTTATAGGAATATAACGAAAGAGAGGGCAGGCAGGTGGAGTGCAGAGCATACAGCTACAAAGTGATACAGGGCGGAAAGGCATTGCCAGCAAGAGCGAGGGTACAGCGCAGGGCAGACTTTTGGGCGGGCGTGGAGTATGTGAGATACCGCCAGAGGCAGCAGGCGCTTAAGGTAAGAGCACACAGACTGGCACATATAAAGCAGAGGCTTTGCGGGCTTGCAGCAGTGCTGGTAGGCATTGCAAGCGTACCGCTGCTGGATATGGACGCAACGGCAGCGCTGCTTATAGTACCACTGGGGCTGTATATGATATTTAGCCGCCAGCTGCTTAGCGAGGTGGAATAAATGGAGCAAATAACCGTAGAGCAGGCACTTAGCTACACAAGAGCAGGCGATAGAGTGCAGATCATAGACGGCGAGACGGAGCTATACACAGGATACGCAAGCCTACTACATGAGGAAACAAAAGAGCGTATAGCGCACAGACTGGTAAAGAAATACCACTACAGCTTAGATATAAAGCACAAAGACTGGGAAAGGCGCGGACTTATGCCGCCTATTGAGCCAGACGAGATAGCGCAGTACAGCTTTAGCGATTTACAGCTAAGCGTTTATACGCAGATCATCATATAAGAAGAGAGTACGAAAGAGAGGGCAGCGGCATGGTTATTACATACCCAAACTTGCAGCTATGCTGGCATAACCCAGACAAGGGCATATGCGGGCAACTGGAAAACCTACCAGAGATAGAAAAGAAAAAGTACGGCTTTAACCTGCTGGGCGGGCAAAAGGTTTACTTTATCGGCTACATAATGAGCGGTGCGCCTTATGCGTATAACGTGGACGTAATTAAGGTAAGCGACGACGGCGTAACAATAGATAACTGGGGCTGGAACAAAAACAGCAGGACGGTAGGCGGCGACGAGGTACGCAACTGCTTTGCAGCATTTATGCAAGAGGACGGCACAGCACTGCTACCGTGGAGAGCTTACGACGCGCGCAGGGATATGTACCACGACCTGCTTATAGAGCCGTGCGAGTATCTTAAGGACAAGCTGACAATGCGCGAGCTGCTTAGCGGCGAGAAAGAATACTATACAGACAGATACGGTACGGGCATATGGAGACAGCACGGCGGCTGGCGTTACAGGGTAAGCAGATATAACGAAAACCTGCAAAACTTTACAAAGCTGGGGCAGATCACTTTAGAGGACGTGGTAAGCGTAGAGAGCGAGGCGACAACATGATAGTAGCGTACATATGCAGCCCGTACAGGGCAAACGACAAAAAGCAGCGCAAGCAGTACGACGAGTACGCAAAAGAGCTTACCAAAATAGCTATAGACAGCGGCATAGCACCTATTACGCCGCATATGTACCTTACGCACGTACTGGACGACAGCAACAAAGAGGACAGGGCAGCAGGACTGGCAGCGGGCATAAGCCTGCTATACAAGTGCGACGTGCTTATTTTTGGCGATAAGTACGGAGTAAGCGAGGGTATGTACGGCGAGGTACAAGAGGCAAGAGCGCAAGGCATACCAGTAGTGGACTTTGAACTACATAAAAGCATAGACGACTTTATAAAGGCGGTAAAAGCGGTAGTTAGAAACCGCCACGGCGTATTTACTTTTTAAACAGTGAGGTAGCGCTTATGGCAATGTTTAAGACGTGCCCGTATTGCGGCAGTAATTTAGATCATAACGAGCAATGCACCTGCGGCGGTGTAAGTACGGCAGTACTGCGCACGCCCAGAGAGCTTGTAAAAGACCACATGGCAGCTATGGAGCAGGCAAAGGCACGGGCTAAACAGACAGCACACGCAACCTTAAGAAAGGGGATATATACAGCGATATGCAGACAAACGAAAACACAGTAGTACTGGGAGAGGTAACAGACGTGCTGTTATGGGGCTTTAAGTTAGAGCTTACGGACAGGCGCACAGGCGAGCGTTTAGAGGGCTACGCAGTAGAGACGGGTAACGAGGACTACGAGTTAGACGACGCAGCCCAGAGCATACGCAACCGCTTTGGGGCAATGGGATACAGCGTAAACAAGATCGGAAGAG